CGGGTAAGAGATAACCTTTAGAAATTGTTGATAAAGAGATTTCATCCATCCAATTAGGATAGTCTTTACCTGCTTCCCAATTTTCAATATTTGATGTTAAGTTTCCGTCCATTAAAATAAATCATTTGCGTCCCAATTTTGGGCACCTTTTGAATAATTAGTAACCCTACTTGCGAAGAAGTCGGTGTGTTGTTTTCCTGCTGATAATGAATCAAACCATTTCATTCTTTTTATAGCATCTTGGTCTATATCGTTTACGATAGCTCCGTAACCTAAATCGCTCATTTTAGTATTTACTCTATGTTTAATAAAGGATACTAAGTCATATTTTGGGCAACCTTCTAGGTCTCCCATTTCATATACTTTATCAATAAAATCTAATTCTAATTTTAAAGATAATTTTGCTGCTTCTTCAATTGAAGCACGTAATTCAGGAGTATTTAAATCAGGGTTTTCTTCTAACAACTGTCTAAATAACCAACATCCTGCATTTGAATGTAGTGATTCATCTCTAATACTCCACTCTACTATTTGTCCTACTCCTTTAAGTAGGTTTCTTAGTTTAAATGAAAGTAAAATAGCGAATGAAGAAAATAAATTTACACCTTCTGTAAACGCTGAAAATATAGCTAGGGATTTTGCTCTAGCAGACCAGTCAGGTGTTCCATCGTGGCTATCTCTTACATCCATTAAGTTTTGAATTTTAGCCATTGTAGCTTCATCTTCTAAAAATTCGCTAAAATTATCTAAACCTAAAGTCTCGTTTAATAAGGAGTAAGCTTCGGCGTGAATAGTTTCAAATGCACCAAATGTAACTCCCATTTTGATAATCTCGGGTTTTTTAAACCAAGATGTAACTAAATTTGTCCAGTAATCATTTACTACTGTTTCGGTTTGAGCAAAACCTTTTAAAATAGAACCAATAATGTTCTTTTCTGTTTCATTTAAATTTTGCTTCCAATCATTTATATCTGACATCATAGGCACTTCGGTATGTAACCAGTGTGCTTGGTGTTGTTTCAGCCAGTAATCGTGAGCTTCTTCGTATTCAAATGGCTTGTACACAACTCTTTCTTGTTTGATGTCTCTCATAAATTATTTTTTTTAAAAACGGGTCTATAACTATGGTATATATTACGAAGGGATTGATTGGTTTGAAAAGAATTTGTCATAATGTTTAGAAAGAACTTTTCTATCTTGTTCAGTCTTCTCATTAGCAAATGCTGCTTGTGGTTGCGCTGAAGGTTCAGGTAACTCTCGGGGAGTTTCATCCATTTCTATGCGACCTGTTGAGACATCTACATCTGCGTAATAAGTCATTCCATCCATTCCGTATCTATTCTTCATAATGAAAAATCTACCTGTACCATTAAGTTTATCTTGTGGTAGTCTTGATAATGACATACAAAAATCTGTAATCATTAATTTATTATATGAACCTGCTGCTTTATCTCCCTCGATAACGTCATCTTTCGCACCTGCTCTATTAACTTGTGATACTGACCATACAGGGATGTTTAAAGTGCGGGCTAAGGCTTTAGTTGAAATATAAGTGTTGTCTAATTTTTCTTTTTCGTCTTTAACACCACTAGAACTTTTAAGTAAATCAACATAATCAATAAGAACCATATCTGGTGGGTAACCTAAATCTGTCATTTTAGCGATATGTCCTTCTATTGTTGAAATTGCAGCAACTCCAGGAGCATATTCTTTGATTGTTAAAGTGCCTTTTAAATTCTCTAAATATTTATTTACTTTCTCTTTATTTAAATGAATAGCATTTACAGGTTCGTTTACAAAGTGGGCGTCATAACGTTTTCCAACATATGCTTCAGATAACTCTAAAGTATAGTGGACAACATTTAATCCTAATTTTACAGCATGAGCACCTAAAGCAACAAGTGTCCATGATTTACCTCCACCAGGTGAACCAAATATTAAACCAAAATCCCCTCCGCCTAGTCCACCCATCAATCTCTCATTGATAATTGGCCAAGGAGTAGGTATTACTTGACGATCTTCTTCCTTATAACGGGATTCTATGTCTTTAACATATTCGTGTCCTATATTCTTGTCTTGTCCTGCTTTTAAGGCATTATCAATTGTAAAACGAATATCATCAAACATTCCATCTTGAAGCAAATCAACTGAACGTAATAGAGCTGATTTTAATGCTTGGTTTTTACAGAAATTTTGGAATTCTTGTTCAACATATTCTTGATCTTCGTTTACTAATTTATAAACTTCTTTTAATTGATCAATAATTGCTGTTTTTAAAACCTCGTTATCAATTTTCTTAACTTCAATTTTTAGAAAATCTAAGGTTGGTGAAGCATGATATTCGTCAAAATATTGTAGTGCTTCCTTTACGATCCATTGATGAGCTTGATTCTCAAAAAATGATGGTATAATTACATCACGGATATTGAGGAGGAACTTCTTATTCTTAAGCAAAGAATTTAAAACTTTAACTTGAAAATGAGGTCCGTATTGAGATAAACTCTTTAATGTCATAACTTATTTAATCTTATAATTTTGAAGATACGAAAATACTTCAGTTAGCCAAAATTCTGTATTGGGGATTCCACGACCTAATAAATCCTTTTCATACATCCCTAAAAATTTAGCTTTATTGAAATTGTAAGGATTTGTTTCTATTAGTTCATCTAATTCTTGTTGATCTTTATCTATCAATTCAATGTCTTCTAAAGACATCAATTCATGATTTATCTCTAATTGACTTTTAAATAAATGAACATTACCATACATCCCGTGTTCTTCTACACTATCTGTAGCTTTTTGATAAGCTTCTTGTAATGTAAATCTCTCTTTACCTGTTAATTCAGGGAAATATTTAAATAGTTTTTTAGGACCTAATCCTTTTACTCCTGGAAGGTTATCGGATTTATCACCCATTAAACATTTCATGGTAATAAAATTATGAGGATATAAACCATATTGTTCAAATACATCGTTTGGTCTATAAAATTTCTTTTTAATTGGTGAATAAACAGTAATTCGTTCATTTACTAACTGTAAGAAATCTTGATCCGCAGAATAAATTATAACATCGTCTTTTAATTTCTGAGACATATATGCTATAGTATCATCTGCTTCAATTTTATCTATAATAGAAATGTTAACAGGTAAAGTCTTTAAATAATCTAGCAACCTTAACATTTGAGTAGCAACCGAATCCGATTCTTCCTCTAATGTAGAAAATACATTAAAGTTAGTGATGCGTTTAATTTTTCGGTTTGCTTTATATTCAGAATAGGTGTTTCTACGGTTTGTAATATTTCCTTGACCATCAAAAACTAAAACAACCCTAGTGGGTTGAATTAATTTTATAGCATATCCTAATGACTTCATGAATCCAACTAACCCCCCCACATGGTTTCCCTGGGGGTTGATGGCAGGGATCATAGCAAATGAACGTAAAAATGTATTCATTGAATCAATAAGGAGCACCCTGCTGTTTAAGTGCAGGGGCTCCAGTGTTGACCCCTCATGCAAGTTATTGAGTATATCTTGATATGCTTTATTCATCTGATGTAGAAGCTATATCTTTAAAGTCTTCTGCATCTGAACCTTCTAATACTACTTCAAATGGTCCATCACCTAGGATTTTACCCCATTCATCTTGGTGTAATCTTTTATAATTATCTATATCTTTTTTAGTATCAGATATGAATCCGTGTGGAGTTACTACAATTTTACCTGTAGTTGTAACACCTGAAATATGGTTTTTCTCAACGGCTACTTTTACTTTCTTAGCCCATTCTACTTTCTTACCATCTTTTACAGCGTTAACTTTTAACGTTCCAGCATTTGAAATGTTACCAAAGGTTACAATTAAAGTTGAATCAAAGAACATTGTATTACCACCTTTATTTTTCATAATAGGAGGTGACATTGGTCCAATTGGTTTTTCAACCCAAATCTTATTAATGGCAACAAATGAGTTAGTGTAAGGATAAGATTCTTTACGAGATAATAGGATTTCCTGATTGATAAAGTTACCGAATTGAGTAGACATTGCGCCTGCATTCCATTCGTTGTTGTTTTTAGCTTTTTCAACTGACATTTGACATGGCACGGATCCAATTGAATCCCATAGAAATACCATATCCATCGGTAAGTTACCTTTTGCTTGTTCATTCATTAGATCTGCCATGAATCCTGCAACGGCTTCGACAGTACCTAATTGACCTCTATCAGCATAGATAAAATTACCATCTACACTTGTTACTTGACCATTTTCGTCTCTTTCTAAATTAACTTCTAATCCCATCATCATGGCATGTTCCCAAGACCATTTCATCTCTGTGATAATGAATACAGGTAAAATTCCCATTTTTTGAGCATTAACTGCTACTTCTAATAGTGCGGTTGTTTTACCTGAATCTGAATGTCCTCGTAGTAATGTAATGTGACCATGAGGAATACCAGGTAATGATACCATTTCCTGCCAAGCAGGAGATAATGGTATCCATTCCTGTTCCTTAAAGGTATTATTTGCCGTTCCTAAGCCTTTAGCAGCTTTGAACTTATCAAGGGAGAATGTCCCCTTAACAGACTTGGAGATATCGCCCCCAAGACTTACTTTTTTCTTAGCCATAAAAATTAATCTTTAAATAGGTCTTCGAAATCGTTATCGCTAAATTCTTCTTTTTGTTTAACGTTTAGAGTATAACCGGGATCTAATGCATTTTTTTCAAGATCTGAAGGATCATTTAATAAAGCTTCTTCTGCAGTTTCTGCAGTATTAGATGCTTCTTCCGGATTCAACCAGTCTTGAAGTGCGGTTTTCATTTCTTCATAAGAATATCTCTTATAATATTTTAGCAATTCTGGTTGTTCAGCTAACCATTTTTCAACCGAAGTATTATCATCTGATAATGGGGATTGTTTTGGTTTAACACGAAGTGAAGTTTGTGGATACGGATTACCTTGAACTACTTCTACTGTCATATCTAGACCAGCTACAACGTCTGTAAAATCTCCGTAATCTTCGTCAGCAGCGTAACTAAGTAATTCTTGATATACTTGTTTTCCAAATTCCCAAAAACGTACGCCTTTATTTTCTTCACCACGAATAATAACGGGAGCAAATACTCTCATTTTAGGCTCTAACTTTTTAGCTAAACGCCAATTTTCAGGTTCAGATGTTTTACGTAATTCTTTAGAGAATTCAACAATAGGATCTTTATCACCATAGTTGATAGGTGAGATCATTGTACGATTACCAATCCCATAATGGAAATATACTTCAGTAAAGGGATTGTCTTTGTTTTCCTTGTAGGGTACAAATCTGATTTGTGATTTACCCATAGGAGCTTTCCAAAAATATTGGCTTCTGTCGAATTTTTGGTCTGAGTTTTGACCTTGTGGGGCCTGTAGTTTTTCTAACTTGCTTGAAATTAAATCTAAATTCATCTATAACTGTTTTTTTATTAATAACGATTGTAATATAATAACCTTAATTTAGATATCCAAATTAGAAATTAATTATTTCGTGGACTTTGGTATCTAATTTTTTTAATTCTCCGCTGGTAGTTAATAGAATACAGTTTCTATAGTCTTGCCAGTTGATTCTAAAGCTTGTATCTAATTTGCCTTCGTTTAGAGAACGAATCAAATCATTTAGAGCATTTATTGTATATAAAGTGTTGGATTCTTTTTTTCTATGTAAAAGAATGGTGTTCTCCAATATTGTATCAGACATATTGAATGAATCTACGTTGTATGTGCACACGTATTCTTTAGTAGAACCCACATATAGAACAAATATCTTATTAAATAAGATTTGATATTGTCCTTTTATGGTATTTAAGGTGGAATCTAGCGATTCTTCAGAAGTAAAGGTGCAAAAAAGCTTGTTTGCCAAATCGTCAAAATTAATGTCGTAATCCATAATAAATATTATATTTCTTTTAAGGAATTGTAATTAAGACCATATGCGACCTTTATAACATAACCGTTGGTTTCTAATAACTGTTTAATTTCTTTTAATGTTTCTTTCCCATCAATACTTGCGTAATCAACTAAGAACGAATCATAGGTGTATAATATAACCTTACTTTGTTTATTCTCCAAATATTCTATGACTTGTTTTACAGAAATTACATTATTATGAGTTTCTGCGGACTGAATTACATAGTTTAATATTTTATTTGGTGTAGGGTTGTGAATTTCACTTTTATCTAATACTTTACCTCCTATTAACTCAAGTTTACCTGTAACGTTAAATAGTTCCCAAAGCACATCTATATATTCTTGCATTGCTTTAAAGAAAGGTATTTCTTTATATTCTTTAAATACACCTCCATATAATTGTTTAAATGTCAGTTCTTTAGATTGTTGGTATTCTTCTTCAGTTAGCTCATCTTTACCGAAATACATGCGTCCTAATTGGGTATGGACAGAGCCCCTGTCTAATGGAAAATCAATTAGTTTAGCCATGATTCTCACGTGATAAGCGTCGTAATCGAATTCAAAGAACATATCATTTTTAGGAATAA